TTTCTCTCCAATCAATATTCTTTTTTAAAATTGTTTTCTTGACAAGCTATTCGTGTTCTGCGTAGTCAACGGATAGGTATTCTATCTTTGTTACCCACCCTTTCGGTATAGCAATAGCGCCACCACCTGATATGTCATCTTTGTCTTTACTATAAGATCGCATAATGATTACTTTCTCTTTATTATTGTGAATTAACCAACCAACTTCTTGACATGTTGCTAAAGGAGCGTCCATAACGTCCTTTATATCTAGCCATCCTGTCTCTGTATCACGGGCATCGAGCCACGTTACACGGACCATGGGTACTTTCTTAATGTCAAAGGTCATATTTCTGATTGCACATTACATGAAATTTGCCTATAATCATATAAATAATTAGGCTTACTTTCCAAGGCCAGCCTCCTTGCTACATTAAGATAATGCACTACTAGGAGATTATGAAAAAATTAAAACTACAACAGGGCGGATTGGCTAATTTTCAAGACGCTGTCGGAGCTTTACGAGAATTAGGACGTTTTGAAGATGACACTATTGCTCATGTAGCAACAGGTGAAACCATCATTCCGATGGAGGTTTTTGATAAAAACCCAGAACTTCGAGATCAAGTGTTTTCCTCTATGGTAAAACTCGGTATTAATCCGGCTGAGTATATTGTTGGTAGTAATCTTAACTCAATCAATCCAGTTACAGGCCAACCAGAATTCTTTCTAAAAAAACTATTTAAAAAAATAAAAAAAGCAGCACCAGTTCTTTTACCTATAGCAGCATCGTTTATTCCTGGCGCAGGTCCTTTATTAGTAGGAGCAGCAGGAACAGCGGGCGGTTTAATAGGAGGACAAGATCCAAGACAAGCATTAATGTCAGGTATTATGGCTGGAGGATTAGCGGGACTTGGTAAAGGAACGCAAGCATTTAATTTAGGTCAAGCTCCTGGGAGATCTTTAGGAAGTTCTATATTTAAAGGTATTCAAGAAGGTGGTTTAGGTACGTTATTTAAAGGAGCAGCACCTCAATTTACAAATACAAGTCAACAAGTTATGAGCGGTGCAAACACTGCAGAACTAGCACCGTCAGTGGTTCAACCAACAGCAGCAACAAAAAAAGGCATATTTGAAACAGCGTCAAATTTATTTAGAACTGAAGGAGATCCAACGAAACCATACAGTAAATCAAGAGTGTTGGCTGGTCTAATGTTAGCACAGCAAGCACCACAGCTTTTTAACGCGTTTATGGGCGGCGATGAAGAAGAGTATGTAGATACAAATGTTTATCCAGGAGATTATGGACAACTAGCGTCACTTGGTCTTGCTCCTTCTTATTCTCCAGGAAGTAATGTAGTACCTTCTAACAGTTCTGGTATTGCTATGTTGGCAAAAGGTGGTTTTCCTGAAAACGCACCAAGAGCTCAAGGAATGTTGAATGGTCCTGGAACGGGAACAAGTGATAGTATACCCGCATACTTAAGCAATGGTGAATTCGTTGTTACAGCAAAGGCTGTAAAAAATGCAGGAGGTGCGAAGCCTATGTATGAAATGATGGATTATTTAGAAAAAGGTGGTAAACTGTCACCGCAATCAAGAGGTAACGCATAATGGCTGAGACAATATATAGACAAGCACCCTATATAGAAGAGAGAAGTGAACAACTTCTTGCAAGTGTATTTGGTGATCCGAACGCGACAAGACAACAAGGAGAAACGGACGAACAATTTAATTTACGTCGTTTTGGTAGAGCTGGTGTTTCTAGGCAAGTACCGAGATATGAAATAGCCGGTTACACAGATCCACAAAAAGCAGCTTTTAATTTAGCTAGTCAAGGTATTGGACAATACGCTCCTTTTTTACAACAAGCACAAGGAACATTACAAAGCGGTGTCGGTGCAACATTAGCCGGAACTCCTTATTTTGCACAAGGTGCACAGATGTTAGGTCAGGGTGCTTCGGGTGTTACAGGTGAAGATATTAGTAGATACTTTAATCCTTATCAACAATTTGTTACTGACGAGATAAAGAGACAAGGTGATATCATGAAAACACAGGCTGCGGGTCAAGCGACAAGAGCTGGTGCATTTGGTGGATCTAGAGCACAGTTAGTAGAACAAGGTATTGATGAGGCAACCTTACGACAAATCGGTCAAGCGCAACAATCAGGTTTTGGGCAAGCTTTAGCAGGAGCGCAAGCAGAAAAGCAACGTCAACTGTATGGTGGGCAAGGTATTGGGGCTATCGGTTCACGGTTCGGGCAACTAGGTCAAGGATTAGGTACACTGGGTGCTGGACAAGCGGGTCTTGGATTAGACTTCCAACGCGCAGGTTTAACTGATGTAAGTTCTCTTCTTGGTATCGGTGGATTACAACAACAAATTGCTCAAGCGGGTCTTGATGCTGCAAGAAAAACTGCAGAACAACAAGAAATGGAACCGTTCACTAGACTTGGTTTTGCTAGCGATATACTTACAGGTCAGCCTTCTAGTTATTCTAGTATTACCTACGGTGATCAAGCTCCTCCCGTAAACCCATTATCTCAAATTGCTGGTCTTGGTATTGGCGCATTGGGATTAAGTAAGTTGTTTGGTTAGTATGGCAGGAATAATATCAACAATAAATCCAAAAGAAGAAGGTAAAACATTTGGCCAAGGTGAGTTTTCTTACGACGATCCAAAACTAATTGAATTTATACAACGAAAAGCAGATCAAAACGATACCACATATCAGGAAGAGTTAATAAAATTTGTTGATGAAGTAGAGTCTTTTTATAAAACTCGTAAGATGGCAGACGGTGGAGCAGTAGGACCAAACAATCCTCTTAACAGGAAAATGTTTCAACAGCCTATTAAGGCACAATCTGGTGTGTATGTTCCTACCATAGAACAGATAATGAATTTCTATCAAGGTGGTTTTGATCAATCTGGACAACCTACAGATACAGAGAGTTTTTTAAGAGCAATTGAAGCAACTAAATTAATGAATGAAAAAGGTTTCTTTCCAGGAGAAGGAGAACCTTTAAAATTTACATTTTTTCCAGATAACAAAGAAGGAATTCGAGAAATTTTAGAACAAACAGATCTTGATAGAGTTGAATCTATGGGATTTGGACAAAGAGCTCCTGAAGGAGACGCGTATCAAGCTTTAATTGATCAAGCTAAAAATGAACAAATTGCAGGTATTATGGCAGCGGCAGCGTCTAATCCTAGTCAAAGACAACCAGGTGTAGTTGATTCTCTTTTAAGAGAAGGTGCATTGACAGGAACAGAAACTTTAGAGGCGCCCGAAGCAGGTAGAAGAGACGTAGCGAAAGATTTAATAGAAGCAGGTATTGGTAATTTATCTGGAACATCAACAGGACAATCGGTGACGGGTGACGAAAATATAGAAATGATTAAAAGAAACATATTACAAGGAACTAATATTGTAGAAAAAGGCACTCCAGAATATGAGGCTTTATCAGCCGTTGAAAAAATGAAAGTTGATGACGCGGTATCAAAACAAAAAAGAGAAGAAGTAGATCTAACGGATGCTTCTAAAGATAGATTAAAGAATTTTATTACTGCTGCTGGTGATTCAGCAGAAGCAGCAATTTTAATTTATAATGATATGTTAAATGCTGGTGGAGAAATAGCGGAATCAGCGGGTGAGGTATTAGAAGGTTGGAAAGAAGCTTTCTCCGAAGGATTCACTGACGATCAAAAGAAAAGTCTTAACGAACAGTTAGAGTATCTAAAATCACAAAGTAAGGATGCGGGCAATCTTGGCGCTCCTATATTTGGTGTGGATATGGAAACGTTACAAAAAGGCGGAGAGAATATAAAGGAATGGTGGAAAAAAACTGTTCTTCCTGAAATGGTAGAAGGTGGTTTAGATATCGCTCAAAATATATTCGGCGCTTCAGATCTTGGAGTAGGTAGTGATCTTCCTCCAGAACTACAAACAGGAACAGTTGCTGCTACTGTTGATCCAAGATTAGCATCTGGCATATCTGAAGATCAAGACAAAGCAATAGACTTGGCTGATCGTGTTCCAAATGATGTGATGGCGAATATCGCAGAAAGAATAGGTCCTTTTGAAACAAAAGTAAAAGACACAGTAACAGAAACTAAAGAACTTGTTACTGAAGGATTAACTAAAATAAAAGATCTAGGTAATAAACTACAAGAAGTAGCTCCAAAAACATATGAGATAATGGAAAAAGAAATTAATTCATTAACAGAAAAAGTAAAAAATAATAAAATAAACACGAAAGAATTTAATGAGAGTCTTGATCAAATAAAAGATAACATTATCGAGCTTACAGCAGATCTAGGAGGAGAAGTTAAAGAAGGTGTACTTGATGTTGTTGATAATGTTAAGGACACTATTACTGGTTTAACTTCTACTGAATCTACTAAATCAAGTACATACGTCGATCCTGATAAAAGAGTTGCAGAACCTATAACGCAAGAAGATCTTGAAAAGTTTAAAGTTAAAAAAACAAACGGTGAAGAAATTCCTGTTGATAGTGAAGAAGCTGTAACTGGAACAGTTGAATCTGAAGCTGAGGTAGACAATTTAGATACATCAGCAAATCAAGTAGCTGATGGCTCTAATACAAAATCAACAGACGGTAATGTGCTAGCTTCCGCAGGAACTACAACAGGTGAATTAGGATCTGGAAATATGAATGATCTTATAAGTCAAACCTTAAAAGAAGCTGGCTATAATCTAAACACAGTGAAAGATCCAAATTCAGATGCTTTAAAAATGGTTTATTACGGAACTTTACTAGCTACTACTCCAGGTGAATTTAAAGATGCTGCAATGCAAAATTTAAATAGGTTTGTTAAAGATGAAATTAACGCAAAGTACAAATCAGCTGCGCAGAAACAAAAATTTAAAGGCGATGTATTTAAAATTCTTTTAGCAGGTAAACTCGATATCTTAAAAGAACAAGCTAAAACAACAAAAGGAGTTAGTTTAAAATCTCCTTTCTTACCAGGAGCAACTGCTCAAAATGACATGGTGCAATCTGTTATGGTAAATAAATTTGGAATAGATGTGGATATCGATGATGATGATGCAACACAGCCGACAAACGATTTTATTAACGCAGTAAAAAGTAAATCAGCACAGTATATGACAGAAGCAAGAACAGCCGATATAAATTTAAATTACGAAGACGCTGTTTCACAAGCTGTTAGTGATTTAATACCTTTGTTTACAACAGAGGAAGTAGATAATGAAGGAACTTTAAGAAAATATACTCCTACAAATTTTTTAAAGAATTTTCTATTTGGAGAAAAACCTGAAAGCACAACAAAAATTACAGGACGCTTAAAGGACACTGATCCGGCAACTATACAAGCTGTTATTCAAGCCGTTAAAGATCAAAAAGGGATAACAATTACAAAGGAAGAAGCTATACAATTAATTTCAGAATATCCGGGTCAATAAATGGTTGACATTAATGACGTTGATCTTTCAGGAGTATTAGGAGATAAAAACGATTTATCCAACGTTGATCTTTCAGGAATATTAGGAGACGATCTTAGCGGTGTTGATCTTTCAGGAATACTAGGTGGTGAAGACATTGAAGAGCAAAGCGAATTTTCAAAAGGGTTTGACAGAGGCGTAAACACATTACAAGCCGTTACTGGTGATGCTATCGAAGTGTTTGGTGAACTTGTTGACAGTGATAAGCTAGCTGATTACGGAAGAAGTGTATCAGAAAAAAACAGAGCAGAAGCTGCTGCAATAGGCCCTGCACAAATAGGCATATACGAACAAATTCAAAACGCTGGAGATCTTGGTCCCTTCTTATCTAATCAAATTGGTCAAGCGATACCGAATCTCGGAACGCTGTTAGCGGGTTCTACCACAGCAAATATTTTAGCTAGACTTGTTGGTGTAGGCGGAGGCCCTGCTGGAATTGCAGCGACTACAATTTTAGGCGCGCTCGCTCCCTCTATATTTTTATCTACAGGAGAAGCTGGTTCCAAACAAAAAGAGTTATCAGAAGGCCCTGATTTAATTGATCCCTTACAAGCTTTACTAACAGGAGTAAAAGCAGGATCTATTGATGCGGTGACTGTCATACCTATTCTTCGACCGTATAGAAAGTTTTTTGAAAAACTTCCAGAGCAAGAAGGCGTGAGTGCAGTACAGCAATTACTAAATGTTCCAAAAGCAGAAGCGGGAAAGATATTACAGATTGTTAAGAATTTAGGAACAACAGTTCCAACGGCAATAGGTTTAGAAGCTGCAACAGGTGCAGCGCAAGAATCTATTTTTATTAAAGATGCAGAAAAAGTCACAGGAAAAACAGTTGGCACTGAGCAATTTAAAAGTGATGTTATTAATGCGGCTATATCAGAAGGTATAGGGGGCGGTGTCTACGGTACAGTTACCAGTGTCTCCGGACCGCTATTAAGTTTTGGAACAGACTCAGCAGCGAGAAATTTTCCAGAAGGATCAGGTCAATTTATACAATTTCCAAATTACTCAGAGTTTCAAAAAAACTATAAAGGCACAGACAAGAGTGAAATTACAGAAAACATATTTAAAAAAGTAAGAGATGCAGAGATTCAACAATATGTGGACAAGCCACTGCGTCCTTATTTTAAAGAAATTTATGCTAAAGGTGGTAAACCGTACTCGTCTAATTACTATGGTGCGGGGCCTGCAAGAATTATGTATGACATAGACGTTAAGAAAAAAGATGGAACGATTGAAACAGAACAGCGTCCTTTCTATCCTCCTACTTCACGTTTCTATAATATGAGAAAAGGTGTTAGAGCTTTAGGAAAGACAGCGCTATATTCAACGATTGGTAAATCAGTTTCTGCGTTAGATGATCTTGCAGCGAGATCAGAGACAGCGTTTAAACTTAGACAAATAATCGCGCCTTATGCTCGACCTTCAGTATCAAAAGAAACAGCGCAACCTGCATCAATAGATGAAGCGAAGTATCTCAGATTAGGAAAATATAACACGCCGTTAGAACAGGCAATGCAAAAAGTTGCTAAACTAGCCAAGGTTCCCGGAACTTCACGAATTACAAAAGAAACAAACGATGCTTTGTATTTAGCATTAAATCAAGAAATAATTAACGAAGCAACAGTGCCAAACAAAAGAATAAGACAAGCAGCAAATAAAATAAGAGACTTATTAGAATTAGTAAGAAAAGATGCGGCTAATTTAAAAATTATAGAAGATATTCCGGATGGAAAAGGAGGAACTTTTAAGGGACAAAGTGCGAAGATAGATCCTGGATATATAAAAGGATACTTTCCTATTCTTTTAAAATATCAAAGCATAAGAGATAACGGAAAAGTCAGAGCTAATTTTAAAAAAATGTTAGTGGAAAATGGGTTTACTGAAAATGGAGCAGACCGAACTGTTGCTGAAGTAATTGGAGGCAAAGGATCAACAACAGGTTTTCAAGACTTTACTGAAACTGAAGTGGGCGTTGCAACAAAAATGGGAGCGTTGGAAAGAGAACGTAAATTAAAAAACATACCGCCAGAAGCTTTGGCTCCTTTTGTTAACACAAATGTTTATGACGCATTGTCTAGATACACACAGCAGGCAGCGGAAAGATTTTCAACAGCGGAAAGATTTGGAGGTAATAACGAAGTGTTGCAACAAATGAATAATTTAATTGCAGCGGAAGCCGAGAGATCTGGTTTCGCGGTCCAGCCATCCGAATCAAAAAGAATTGTAGGACTAACAGATGCAATACAAAAAAGATATAAACCAATTGAAAGCGACGTTGGAAGAAAACTTAATTCATTTGCTATTGGCTACGGTTACTTAACAACATTAGGTTTTGCAACGATATCTTCTATTAGCGAACCTTTACTTGTTTTAGCAAGAGGAGGACCGGCAATGCAGGGAGTAGCGAAAGCTCTTGTCGGAGGAGTAAGACGAACAATACGAACGGTGGCTCCACGTTTTCCAAAAAATGACATGGAATTAGCTCTTGATAATATTTCTTTAGCAGCGGATCAAGCGTTAGCGGAAAGATTAAACGATGCATTTGGTGGCGGACAAGAATCAAATAAATTCACAGAAGCTTTCTTCAGGTTTAACTTTTTATCACAGTTTACTAGATTCAATAGAGCTCTTGCTTTTTACACAGGGGAAGGCCTGATGTTAAACAATGCAAGATTTTTAGCATCTAATATGAAAAAAAGAAAAGTAAACAATGTTGATGATCTTCCTGACACAGGAAGATTTAAAACAAAAAAAGAACAATTGCGTGAGCTTGGAATTAATCCACAAGACGCAGTAGTTTTTGTTAATAGTAACGAATTTAAAACAGGCAACCGTAAGATATATTCAGATACGCCTTTTTATAAAAACCAACTTAGACTAGGTGCAGTTCGATATATTAATGATGTTGTAATGAATCCCAGAGCAACAGAAAGACCATTATGGATGTCGGATCCACACTTAGCTATCTTTTCACAACTAAAAGGTTTCCAAGTTACTTTCTCCAATACTGTTTTAAGAAGATGGTACAATGAAATATTTAGAAGTGGTTTTTACAATGGTTTAAAAAATGGATCTAAGTTCGCTGCTGTTGGAGCAATGATGATAGCTGTTGCCTTATTTGGAAACGAGATAAGAGAGTTTTTACAGTACGGTGCAAAAGGAAACCCGAGGTATAAAAAAGAAGACGATATAGAAAAAATTAAAAGAGCTGTTGAAAGAACAGGATTATTAGGACCTGTTCAGTTTTTAATAGACTCTGCGCGTGCGGAAAAGTATGGATCAGGGCCCATAGAAGCCTTGTTAGGGCCTATTGTATCGCGTTTAGTAAGTTATATGGAAGGAATTAGAGATATTTTCACAGACGGTGAAAAAGAAAAAATGATACGTGAGATAATTAAAAGTGTTCCAGGGGTATCTTATTTGCCTCAAGTAAAGGAATATTTGTACGAGAAGTTTGACGTTCCAATTAAAAGAAGGTAAAACAAGATATGGCAAGAGGTGATTATTTAGCAAGAACTGGGGGCGGTTATGGAAAGTCCTTTAAACAAAAATCCGATAATCTTAAGCAGAGTATTGGTAGTTTAGATAGAAGAATTAATAACGCTGTTAAAAGCGGTAACGTGGATCAAGCAAAAGATTTAAGATCTCGTCAAAATAAATTCGTTCAAAACCTTGCTGATACAGTTGTTAAAGAAGCAGCATCTCCATATGGAGGAAATGATCCTGAATTAACCATACAAGGAAATGTAAGAACAAGTTCAGGCGGTCCTATTCTTACGACAGAAGGAAACGAGTTACGTCAAAGCGTTATAGATAGAGATTTTTTAAATCCTACAAGAAGACTCGATAATTTGTTTCCTAAACAAATGGAAGCAATGTACCCTATGTCGAGAAAAGCGCAACGCGGACCGTTTGCCGTACAAGCGATAAAACAAATGTTTGGTATCGAAGATAAACCAATTCCATACAGTGGAGATGGTATCATGCCAGCGATCAATTATCCATTAGACGAACAAAACATGGCAGCAGCTGAGGGCGCTGATATTTTTTCAAATGAAGGTGATTTTAATGCTCCCGCTACAATTATAAATGCTAATGCAAATGTAGAGGATGCTTTCAACACCAGTCCGTATCAAGTTATGAATGCCAACAGTTTAAAGGATGGTATAGATCTTCTCATTGATCAAGGAGTCATTGCGCCAGAAGAACCAAGAAATCTTGATTTAGGAAACCTGTTTGGTAATTTTCAAGATGGGATTGGTGCTTTAAATCTTAATGATTTAGGAAATCGTTTTTCTAACAATCCGCTTGTTCAGGGATTTAAAAAACTTGATGATAATAAAGGATTAGATATAAATTTAAACGATAGGTTATTACAGTATAGGAAAGATTCACCATTTAATTTGCCAGGCAGTCTTACATTTAGTTTAGATCCAAATAACGCAGGCATAATGTATGAAATCTAAAATCAACATCACTGCAATTATTATTGCAGGTGTGACTGTAATTTACAGTTACGGTATGTTGGTGAATAAAGTCATTGCTAATGAAAATAAGATAAAAGATTTAGATATGTTGCGTATTGATGCACGGCTCTCGGTCATTGAAGCAAATGTTGTAGCAATCAATGATAAGATCGATCAAGCTATTGATTAAGTAGGGCTCATTACAAACATATTTGATTCAAGGCACCATGTTTCAATATATACAGGATTAATTCCTTGTTCTGCCGCAGCATCATATAAAACATTTTCTATATCAACGCGTCTAGCTTCACACTTAGGTTCATCAAACCAAAGTTCAGCCGTATGTTTAACGGAAGGCATGCCAGGCATGGACACCATAGAAATTAATAACCATATTTTAATCATTCAAGTATTTTATAGATGATTTTAGTATTTTGATATCATCTTTTATAATACCGAGCATCATATTACAGGGGTTACAAAGCAGTCCTCTTGGTAATAAATTAGGGTTTTTCTTAAAATCCTTATGTTTATTCTTGTGATCGTGATCTATTACAAGCTCTTTTAAAAAATTAGGTTTATTATTTTTAGTTCTTTTTGGAGCTTTTTCTTTAAATTTTTTACCACAAATCTCGCATATAGGTTTCTTTTTTAACCACCACAATGAAGTTTTTTCGTTATACATTGCTTTAATTTTGCGTAGCTTAAGGGTAATTCTACCTTCTTCTGTTTGTTTTAATCTATCAATGTATTTCTTATTTACTTCGTTATGTTTTTTTCTACCTTTTTTTGTAGCTCTATAACGTCTATTTCTTTCTTGTTTGATCACTTTACTTCACCCCAAGAAGGACCTATCTCACAATCTACTTTTGTATGTGTATTACAACGCGTGCAACGTTTATTTACTATTTGATCTCGCCCCACGATGCGCCTTTTTCATAATCAACTACACTAGGAACATTTAATTCCACGCATGTTTGCATGATTTCTTTTATCTTTTCCGCTTGCTTTTCGTTCTCCACAGAAATATCAACTTCATCATGAACTTGTATCATAGGTAAAAATCCTTCATCATACAAAGACACCATCGCTTGTTTTGTTTGATCAGCTGAACCTCCTTGTATTAATCTGTTTAACGCTTTGTATGTCCAACCTCTTTTTAACTGGCTAAATCCACCATACTTAGCGGCGGCTTCATTTCTTGGTAAAGGCAAGCCTGCACCAAATTCTAAAGGTTCCCATAAATCAAAACGACACTTACGACCTTTTAACGTTCTAATATATCCTCTGTCCCCCGCTAGTTTCATTGCTCGTCTACTAATTGCTCGAACAAAAGGAACATTGGAATGATATTTAGTAAAGAGTTCTTCCGCCTCCCTTAAACTTAAATTTAATTGATCAGCTAGTTTTGCTTTACCCATACCGTACATCATACCAAGATTAATTGTTTTAGCTTGCTTACGTTTTATGCCCGCCATATCTGCAACTACTTGATGAAAATCAATATCACCCTCACGGTATCCATTTACTAATGTTTCAGAACCTTCTTGTTTTAAGACAGATGCATAATGAACTAACAATCGCGGTTCCTGTTGCGAATAATCAAAACACCCCCATGTCGTTCCTTCTTCAGGAATAAATAAACTTCTAATTAATGGACCTATCTCTTCGTCTCTTGCTGGGATTTGTTGTAAGTTCGGGTTTTGCATGGAAAGACGTCCTGATATAGTTCCTCCTTGCTCGTTACGCATTTGGTTAACCTCAGCGAAAATCCTCCCTCTGTGCGAATGCTTGAGTATACTATCGATGAAGGTGGTTCTCGCTTTATTAATCTCACGAGCCCTAACAACCAACCTAGCCAAATCACTAGGATGAGATACCAAAAACTCTTTATCCAATTTTGCTTGTTTTGTTTTTTCAGTTTTATCATACTCAATTCCTTGAGCATCGAAAGCTTTTGCAACAGAAGCTGCTGCCCATATATCAACATGCATGCCAGAGATGTCATGAATCTTTTTAAGAATTCCTTGCTCTTGTTTATACAAATCTTTTTTTGTAGCTTCCGCTTTATCCAAGTCAATGCGTACTCCTTGTTTTTTCATTTCAAATAATACAGGGAATAAGTCAGACTCCAATTTAAAAACATCTAATAAATCATCTTGTATAATTTTTGTTTTTAAAGCGCCCCATAGCTTTAACGTCAAAGCCGCATCTTGTTCAGCATAAGGGCCAACGTACATTGGAGGAAGTCTCCACATTTCTGTTTTTGGATTTACCCCCCATTCTTTTGCGGCCTCATATAAATCGTGTTGTGATTTTTTCTCTCCAACATATTCTTTTCCTAAATCATCAAGAGTGTAACGATATCTGTTTTCATCAACTAATGGAGCGGCAATCAATGTGTCTATAATACGACCATTTACTTGCAGATCTAAAGCATGCATCCAACCAACATCATAAATAGCATTATGAAAAACTTTATCACAAGGTAGTTTTAAAATTTCTTTCATGTAACGAAGAACTAAATTTTTATCCATGTTCCCACCACCTTCATGGGCAATAGGAAAATATCCTTTCCATCCTTCAACGGCTACGGCTATACCTATTGGATATCCATTTTTAGTAGCCCAACCAGGACCAACACCAGAACCTAAACCATTGTCTCTTGTTTCTAAATCAATTGCTATTTCTTTTGCATCAGATAAATCGGGGAGAGATTCTGGAGGAGCCCAATCTAATTCTCTTTTAAAATTAAATTCCGGGAATGGAATTTGTAAAGTGCTTTTACTTCTTTTTTTCTTCGCCATGTTTACTTTCCAACGCCCGTATTTCATTAAGCACGAGTTGCAAATCTAATACCGCCAATTTTAGATAGCGCTCAACATCAGGACGTTTAAGTTGGGGCAGTTTATATAGGCATTCTTGAACACCGCGCAGAGTTGTTCTTGTATGTTTTTTAAATTCTTTTAACTCCAAAACAATTCTCCAAACTCATACATTGTTTCTGAACGAACTACGTGCAGTTGTTCTTTTGCTCTTGTCATTCCTACATAAAAAACTCTTCTTTCATCACTCTTATTTCGTCTGTAAGCTTCGTCCGCTTTTGAAGACGTGTCAGAAAATAATAATACGTTTGATGCTTGCCCGCCTTTTGAAGCGTGTATAGTAGAGAGGCGTACATCAGGATCTTTTTTTAAGTTTTGTTTATTCTCCAACATCTTTTTTACGTACTGTGCTTTACTGTCTGATATGTCAGACATTGATTCTCGCCATATCATATCTTTTTTTGCGAGTAATCCATAGTTATTTTTTAGATCTTCATATGTGTATTGCGCTGTATCTGATGCTCTAGGCATTGTTTTAAACCCATGCGCAACGTCTTCGTCTACTTTCATGTAACTATACATATCTTTCACTGATTTTAGAGACACTGATTTGCCTCTTGAAACATCAGTCCATGAAATAATTGCGTTTAACAGTCGATCAGAAATAGATTTTTTATCGTAACGAGAATAAAATACTCCTGTTTTTTTTAATTCTTTTTCTACATTATCTAAATGATATTTTGTTCTGGCTAAAATCAACCAATCATTATTATGTAAATTAAAATTATTAAAGAAAACAAAATTGTGTTTTTTGTAAAGTCCTTGAAAATCACGAGGGTTCCAATTTTTCATAACGCGTTCATTCTCAGGAATTCTATTTATAATGTTTACCGCTTTCTCTTGCACGGCTAACGGAACACGGTACGATTGATTTAAAATAACTTGCTCACCTTTTAATCTAAGAAATCTTTCTGGGCTTGCGCCCGCCCATTTAAAAACTGCTTGGTCATCATCCCCGGCAATGTAAACAGATTTAGAAGAACGTGATAGTAGTTCAACCAGATCCCACTGAATGCTACTAAGATCTTGCGCCTCATCGATAATTAAAACTTCAAAACGAGGAGTCACTTTTCTTTTTGTGTACTCTATAATCATGTCGGTGAAGTCCATGAATTTGTTATCTTTTTTATACCGTTCAAAACCCCGAGCAATTTTTCTTAATTTAATTTCTCCGTCTTTTAAAAACGGTGTGTCAGGTTGCATGAATTGATGTTCAAGGCTGACTTGTTTAATACGCGATAAATCATAAACCTGTAAATACGCATCATCTTGCCAACTCACCCCATACTGTTTTAGTTTTTGATTAGGATTAGAAACTTTTATATTTAATTTATCAGAGAGCTCTTTGTAATCATCATCATCCATCATTGAATCATTTCCAAGACCAAGCTCTATGTATGCTAAACTATGTAACGTTCTAAAATATTTAAAATCTTTTTTATCGTATTGTGGAAAACGGTCCACGGCTCGCGAGATAGCTTCCTTCGCTGCTTTTTGTGTAAAAGAAAAGTATCCAATTTTATTTGGTTCTATTCCATTATCTAAAGCTTCTTCTACAATACTTAAAAGAGTATGTGTCTTACCTGTGCCAGGAGGTCCGAATATTTTTTTAGTGGTCAAAACGGTTCCGCTTTCTTCATGTCTGGTATCTCGATATCTTTAGGTTTTTGAAAATCATCAGGAACAAACCAAACATATTTTTTATTATTATCGACACTAAGTTTATGACTATCCCCTTTAAAAGATTCTTTTATTCTTAATATCATTCTTGTCTGATCTAGCGCTGTAAATTTTTTCTTTGTGCAATAATCAACAACATCTTTTGGATTAAACAAAATAGCATCGATCTCTTCTGTTTGATCTTCGTCATTCTTAATATTAATTCTTTTACGAACAGGATTACCAACTAATAGATCTCTTACATCATCAGAGATACCTTGATCTGTTAAGAAAGATTTTAAGTGTTGATCAAACTGACCACCTTTAGATATTTCTTCTTCCATTTTAATTACATCTGCATCAGCCATCAACGTCTGTAGTTTTTTAGTCCAGTCGTCTCCACCCATCGCATCAGGCAACACGGTTAAAACATCCATACACTTTTTTCTAAATTTTCTTTGATCAAATAATTCTTCCGTGTTGCATTTAATTCGTCTAACTTCTTCTCCTTCATCAGTATAAATTGTAAAATTTAAATACCATTGAGGATCATCTGTTTCATATTTTTGTAAACCAGAAATCTGTGGTTCAAAGAAATCACCAATGCCCCACTTACGAGAACGACATTCTGTTCTATTGCATCGTCCCTTAAATGGTTCTGTTTTACATTTATATCCGTAATCTTTTTTCTCTTGTTCTTTGATAACGGTATCAGTTTCTCTGTAGTCTAAGATTTCTGTAAAGTTTTCTAATGTGTTAAAACTGTGCACCTTACTTTGCCAGTTTTCATTTGCCCATTTCTTTTTTGCATATACAGAATATTGAAACATACATTCATTGCGCATTCCTTTTTGAATTTTATCTTGAGCCAAGCCTTGTAAACAAGGTGGACCATCTGCTAATAAACCTTCTGGCTCTTCTTTTGTTTTTCTTTTCTTTAACTTAAATGATTTTAAATCTTTCTCTGAAATTATTTTTGTTTGAACAAAATCTATAAACTCATCTACTGATAGTGATTCAGCTTTTTCGTTAAAACCATAACGCACCGATCTATCTCCATCAAAATAAGGAAGGTTTAAAAAGTTACCTGTGTCCCCTCTCTCTGTATCCAGTTCTGTTTGTTTTGGAAAAACTTCTGCATCGCCGTAATTAAGAAGAGCTCTAAACTCGTGAAGTTTTAATCGCATTAGTTTTGCAGAGATTGGTTCAGTAGTAAAAATAAATATATGTGCACCGCCACTCTTTGATCTGCAAACAACAACAGGTAATTTATTTTTTTCTATTTGTTTAATTAATATGCTGTGGTCAAATCCTTCATACACATCAATATCAATACATCCCCACCTGCAAGTAGAGTTGTCTGTGATTGGTATAATTCCTAAACTTTGTTTTCCTTGTAAATGATTAACCCATAATTCTTCTGTAACTAATCGTTTGTTAATAAAAGCTTTGCCACCTTTTTTACCATCCGATCTTACATTTCCATCAGGCTCATAAGAACCATAGGCTCTTTCTAATCCTGAAAATATTTCTATAAATTTTTCTACGTTCATAACACCCTTTAAAAATAAAAGGAGGCTCCCCACAGATAACCCTTAACTGAGGATTGGAGCCCCCTCTTCGCTACCTAAAACGGAACAGCTTCTTCCGTTGTAGTCGCATTGCCTTCTCCTCTTTCCTGTGATACTTTAGCCTCACCCTTTGAAACGGTTTCAGCAAAAGTTTTCGCAGAATTAAAGATTGCAATGTCCTTTTCATTACCTTGATCAAGTAATCGATCGAAAGCGAAATCAAAAGAGTGCCACGTTCCTTTGTCGTTTTTCTGTTTTGTTGTGGTAACTTTAAAGATACCAGAAAACATTGGCCACGCAGAAGGGATCACGGAACGAATAAGAGAATTAAATTTCTTACTTCGTTTATACCCTGTTGATTTGAGTGTGATAACACAAGGTGCACCTAACATTCCTGAAGATGTCTCGTTGTCATTTAGAACATAGAGAAAATGATTAGCACATGTTTCAATGTAATTACCATTCTCCAGTCTATCTTTATTCATATTGTCTCTCGTTGTTTGTGAGAGAATATCTGAAGTTGCGGGATAGACATTAACAGGTGCATTAGATCCTGTACCGATGTTAGACCATTCAACGTATTCTCTTGCGAAGCCACAAGGGATTACACGAATGCCAGTTTCACCACTGTACAATTCTTCTGTCACGCTGTTATATATCATGCCAGCCTTTGCTCCAGGAACAGTCTCATCCTGTACCTCTGGAGATAATGCCATCAAAGCTTTAAGCCTTGGTGTAGCGTAGTCTTGTGTATCAATAGTATCAAAACCCATTGATCCAAAGTTTTCAAAAGGGATAACCTGTGCTACCTCTTTTGTTTCTTTCTTAGTCGTCATAGCATTCTTCGCCATAATTTCCTCTTTCAGTTTTCAAGTTTCACTATGTGATTTTCACTTTGTTGGTTACATAGACACCAAATTTGTCTTGGGGCAAATCAACACCTTTTTGTATTTGCTCCTTAACAAAAGCTTTTAAGGTAGAGGCATGAACACCGCTCTTCTGTATTGGAGCTTGCCCTTCATCGCGCAATCTCTGATACAAATCAGTAGCATTGTCTTCTTCTCCTCTTCCAAAGGTCACGACAATATCATTTTTAATTATATCGTCAAACCCATTTTCTCTTAACCATGCAAACGCATCGGCTTTATTGTCTTCACTTATGTGTGCCTTATACACTTCTTCTACAGAAACTTTTGTTCCTGTTGTAAGTGTGACAGACTTCATATTCAATTCCTCTAGCAATGTTGGAATAGATTCATTTTCTAATTTGAATTGATCTTCTTCCAAAGCTTTTAGTTTTGCTTTCGCTGTCTTTATATCTTCACGTACTTCTTCAAGATCCTCACAACGCTCTCCTAAAGTTCGTAATCGATCATCGCCTGACTGTTTAAAGTCATCGATGCTTTTCTTCGTATCTTCAAATAATGACATATAGCTTTCTCCTATATTTATTTAGTTGATGTCTATCTCCACGGGATAATATTTTTTTACCATGCGGTCCCACTTCAAGAGTTTATATTTTCCTCTATTCATTTTAGACGCCACCGATGCTACCACAGCAATGATGGATGGATCGCCTAGACATAATATATAGTCATCGTCAGAAAAGTTCTCTAACTTTTTTTTAAGCGAAAAAAGAACAGGCTTAGCACTAATGATTAATTGATCTTTTCTTGGCAATAACTCTTGGAAATCACCAAAGCGAAGAGCATCTGTCATATCTACTCCTGGTTTTTCTTGTACTACATAAACTGTCATAAGCTTTCTTCTTTCTCCATTTAGTCCTTGCAAAAAAATAAATCAAGCATTAAATGCATACTTAGAAAGAAAAATTACTAACTAGAGGAGAAAACTATGGATTATCCATTTAAAACTGTGCCGTACGCACATCAAAAAACTGCATTAGAAAAGTCATGGGAGAAAGAATCCTATGGTTTATTCATGGAAATGGGAACAGGTAAGTCGAAAGTTCTCATTGATAATATGTCTATGTTGTATGACCAAGGCTATATTAATGGTGCTCTTATTATTGCACCAAAGGGCGTGTATCGTAACTGGGAGAAACAAGAAATACCTAATCACTTGCCTGATCACGTTGAACCTTATGTTGTATCGTGGACACCTACTCCTAATAAGACAGAGAAGGAATTGTTAGAGAGTATTATAAAGGACCCGAAGGATCTGACGCTCGACATATTATTAATGAATGTTGAAGCGCTTCGTACGACTAAGGGTGCACGGTTCGCGGAACGCTTTCTAAATGGTCATCGTGCATTGATGGCGGTAGATGAAAGCACCACGATAAAAAATCCAAAAGCACAACAAACAAAAAATATTTTAAAGCTTGGTACACTTGCGAAGTTTAAAAGAATTCTAACAGGATCTCCTGTTACAAAAGATCCGATTGATTTATTTTCACAATGTGAATTTCTTGATCCGGCGATCTTAGGATTTTCTTCTTACTACAGTTTTAAAAGTAGATACTGCATTCAGGTAAAAACAAATGTTGGTACACACATCTTTAATAAAGTTGTTGGTTACCGAAACTTGGGTGAGCTCAGTGGATTATTAGAACCTTATTCCTATAGAGTATTGAAAGAAGATTGTTTAGATCTACCACCTAAAGTTTATACGAAGAGAGTTGTTGAGTTATCAGACGAACAAAAGAAAGCGTATTCAACAATGAAAGAGTTTGCTTTAGCAGAACTTGAGAAGGGTGGTTTGGTTACGGCGCCTACTGTAATGACACAACTATTACGACTACATCAAATTAGTTGCGGGCATCTTACAGGAGAAGACGGAGAAATCCAGACATTTAAAAATAATCGTATAAAAGAATTAATGAATATACTTGCTGAAACAGATGGAAAAGTTATTATATGGGCTAACTATCGACAAGATATTCGTAACATCAGACAGGAGATAGAAAAGGAATACGGGGTCGATAGTGTATCAACTTATTTTGGTGACACACCAGATAAGGAACGGCAAGAGATTGTCAAGCGCTTTCAGGATCCAGACAATTCCTTGCGATTTTTTGTAGGTAATCAACAGACCGCCGGCTACGGCTTGACGTTGACCGCCGCAAGCACTGTTGTTTATTATTCTAACAACTACGATTTAGAAAAAAGAATTCAATCAGAAGATAGAGCGCATCGTATTGGTCAGACCAAAAGCGTTACTTACATTGATTTAATGACAGAGAAGACTGTCGATGAAAAAATTGTTAAGAGTCTTCGAAATAAAATAGACATTGCCGCGAAAGTTTTAGGCGAAGAATTAAAGGAGTGGTTGACTTAATAAAATAAATTCTTATATTGTCTTTTATATTAAGGAGAAAGCTATGGAAGATAGATTAGTTACTTTTTATAAACACACGGTCTTTTGGCCAGAAAGGAATTTTATGAACACGGATAAATATAAGTCTGTAACAGTTCCACTTAATACGTGGAAAGATCTTAAGAAGTTAGCAGATAAAGATTTACGTTCCATCAGTAATCAGATTGTATGGTTAGTAAATAAACATAAGGAGAAGAAAAATGGGTAGTGTAAAAAACTGGCTTATGGATATGGAGCAAGATGCTGCAGAGATGACGTCTCAAGAATTCGTTGATAAACACGGTGGTGATAACATTGATGTTTGGGTACGCGTTCAATGGGATTTAGGAAACGAGATAGACGAGGAACATTACCTCGCTATGTCTAAACCAGAGGGGTCCGCATGATGTTTGATTTTTGGCACTTATTAACTATCGGTATTTCTTGGGGCATTGCTTTTTATTTAGGTCGTTGGTGGCAAGGTAGAGAAGATGAAATAGAAATGTTAAAACTGCGCGGGTATTATGAAAAAAGAATGCGTTCGCAAGAAGAGAGAGCGAGGCTTCAGTGATTTGTGAAGACATATTATTAGAAGCGAAAGATCTAGTGGCTGGTGATCGCCATGAAGACTACGGTGATAAACTTGTGAATCATACTCGCATTGCTGACTTATGGTCCACGTATCTCGAGACGCCTGTTCGTCCTGATCAGGTTGCTATTATGATGGGCTTAGTAAAGATCGCAAGAAGTATGCATGCAACGAAACATGACAGTTATGTTGATTTGGCGGCGTACTCTGCGATTGCAGGGGAAATTGTCAAGCGCCGTGAATAAATGGCTCGCAATGATCATCATTACGGGGATGTTAATTTACTTTTCCCCGTTCTGGAGTTTCATGCGAACTTGTCCAGGGGATGATGATTATTGTATTTGGTTGTATTATGAGATAAAACAGGAAGACTCATGGTTACGTCATGTGTTAATTAAACTGGGAGAATAGAAAGATGACTAAATGTGAAAAGAAATTACGCAAGTTAAAAGCATCATTGAAGGCGCTTCGCGAACCACGGAACGGTCGGGAGGTAGCCACTAGATTACAATGGGAAAGACTGCATAGAATTATAATAAGGAGGTACGAATGAAAAGCAAACAAACAGTAAGGGAGTTGATTGATTACTATAGAGACATGGCAAGGAAAGGTTTAGAAGAAATCCCTATACAAAAACTAACGGTTCAAGGTTGTGAAATAATAAACACCAATGAAAAAGAAACAGAGAATTTTAACGGACATGAAATAACATACACTTTTTATGCATGCATTTATAAAGGTTACAGATACGAAATAAACGCATACGCAAACGTCGATTTGTTAGAGTTTGTTGAATCAATTCTTACAGTTGTTGGTCCTAACGAAGTTGATTTTAAAAAAGTATACCACAGGGAGAAAGTACAATGAGAAGTGGAATTGAAAAAAAATATACAGACAGAGAATTAGATCTAATTGAAAAGTTAAAAGAAAAGTATTCGTATTCACAGATAGGCACTATCTTTGGCCGTAGTAAGAATTCTGTATTAGGCGCCGTGTATAGACGTAAATTAAAGAACGGTTATAAACCTCCTAAAGATTCTCCTTATACAATACCGAAGAGAGGCAGAGCAGAGTATGAAAAAATTATACGATATTATGACACGCATCAAAGGAGTTGGAAGTGATATGTTACAATTGCAAAGGAAATGGATATGTTAGACTTAAATTTGAAAACGAAGAATCAATTGGTCAGTGTAAGATTTGTCACTCACAAGGGGAAATCAATGAAAATAAGTACTACCACCAAACATGGACCGAAGGTGAGGCCGTTACGTACTACTACGGACCACCGCTTGACCCAGAGTGTTTCAAAAACTACACGATTTCGAATGAGTAAACCAGTTATAGAGTTTAAGGGCGAACCGCCCTTTTAAAGTCGGGATAGAACATACCTTATAGGTAAATGGAAAGTATCTAGCTTATCCGTGAGGTGAAAGCGAAGGTGGTTCGGGTTGTTCGACTCCCAACATTCATATTTGGCCCGTTAAACCACCAACTTTCCGCTCCTCCGGCCCCGCACTTGTCGTGCGGGGCTTTACTTATCTTATAAAACATCATATAATACTGCACCGAAAAGGAGGTAGTCATGATACTGCCTAATAGTCCTGTAAAAAGGATACATGAATGCACGAAATGTGGCACGATTACGGTGACGTTTTGGAACCCTCATTATGATAGGACTTATACTCGTGAAGAATGGGACACGGTTCGCGGTCAAGGGTTTGAAGCTCTCCGAAAAATTTTAGCACCAGTAACGGAAGATCCTAAGTTTTTCTTAGATTAGGCTTCACGGGCCGTTTTTGTACGTTTAAATGACCTATTTTTTGATGGTTTTGAATGTTTGAGGTTACTTTTCTTATTATTCATGGGGTTCGAATCACGGTGCGAAACGTCATAACCTTTTTTATCGCCTAATTTTCTACGGGCCTTGTTTCTGGAGGACCTTCTTTTACGTTCACTTGGCTTGGAATGGTAGTTTTTGTACTCTTTTTTATAATTTCGCATGGTGTATAGTAACACATATAGAAGAAATTAAAAGTTAGTAGTATAATTTTTATCCTTCAACTCTGAAACTCAACGTACTAACGTACTTTGACCAATTAATCTTTATATTACAATGATTTACTTAGTACCTTCATAGTACGTTTTAGTTCTCTCAGGAGTTACTTAATTTTTTAATAGAATTAACTTTTGATATCTTCTATATATAGGCGTATGACTAAACGCTTAACGTTAAAACAACTTAGATTTGTTAATGAATACGTTTCAAATGATGGAAAGATTACAGCCACAGAGGCGGCAAAACGTGCAGGATATGGGGAAAGCAGAGCAACTGTAACAGCATCTGAATTATTGAATCCTCAGAAACACCCTGAGGTTGTTAGATACATCGATGAAATGAAAAAAGAAATGCAACACAAAACTGCCGTTACTTATGACAGACACGTCAGTAGATTAGACGAACTGTCCAGAAAAGCAGAAGAAAAAAATGCCTGGAGTGCAGCCGTTCAAGCTGAAAAGAATCGAGGTCAGGCGGCAGGATTTTACAATCATGCACAAAACATTCATGTGGTTAATTCTATTGATTCAATGAGCTTAGACCAAGTACAGTCTAGATTAAAAGATATACGCAAACTGTATGGTGATATTATTGATGCTGACTTTACAGAGGTAAAAGAAATAGAGCAAAAAAAAGAGGGCTAAATAGCCCCCTTCCCTATGTCTTCTTCAGTTGCAATATAGTAATAGCTACTTGTACATTTTGGACAAACAACAACAGCCTCCTCTTCATATTCCATGTCTACTTCTCCATAATCAAGCGACAAGTGGTTACAGTCCAGACAAATATTGTAAACATCATCTGATAATACTCTATCTATTTTAGAATTCATCGATACCCTCCTCCATAAATAATTCTATTTTTTCTTTAAGGTCTGCACTATCTTGTGCCAACATTTCTTGAAATTTCGGATAGTCATCAAAGTTTGATTTATCAATATTGCTATTCAACCATTTGATAATGTGTTCTATACATTGACTAGCTAAGTCATCACTATTTCTCATTCGTCCTCCAATATATCGTAATGGTCACTCGTTAGACCTTTTTTAAGTTTGTCCATATAGCAATCTTCACATAAAAAATTGCCGTCATCATCATGGAAATATTCATGTGTTAGTT